CGTATAAGGGAACTGACAGATACTATTTCAACAGGGTTCCGAAATTTGGTTTTAACTCAAGGGACTGTTGATATCACAATGGGCGTCCCGACGTTGTCCGGTGGAGATATTGGAGACAAGAATTTATATTGGGAGAACGTAAATCTCCCGTTTCGTGCCGAAGACACCCTGGCAGACGCCTAGTGACTTGGCCATTGACTAGAACAAGTTTAAAACGTAAAAATACATTATGAGCGATGCAAATTTAACCTCCCTGTTTTTTGACGAAGAAGCGTCCTTCAATGTCGCTACATCTACGGGCAACAAGTATAAGGAAATCCGATGGACGGGTGATTCACTGTCTCCACAGAAGGGCACGATCGAGTCCGGAGAGATCCGAAATGAGCGAGACCTTCGTGAGATCGTGAAAGTAAGCGAAAGCTCCGACGGGGGATTTAACTGCGAACTCGTTGGCGGAGATTATAGTCCTTTAATGGAGGCCGCCCTTGAAGGGACGTTCGCAACATCCACTGACTCGCACACAGGGACATGGGATTCTGGAGCACAAACATTAACTCTCACTTCAGGCACTTTCTCAGCAGCCTTTCAGTTGGCTAAAATAATTAAGGTCGCCAATGCTGCGACTGCTGGGCATGACGGGGTTCATAGGATTGTTTCGATCACCTCCACTGTGATAACTTTCAAGGCTGGAACGGTTACATCCTCTGACGCATCAGATGCGGTTGACCTTACATACAACTATGTGAGTAATGCGAACACAGAGAGATCATTCCTGATCGAGAAGAAATATCAGTCAACTGCTTCTGATTTTTATATGTCATTCAGCGGGTTCACGATCAATGAATTTAACCTGACGGCAGATCCAAATTCCACAGTGAACGTCGCCTTCAATGGCATTGGAGCGAGAGTTAATAAGGGGTCAGCAACGACAGGGGATGGATCTCCGACCGCAGCGACCACGAACACAATTATTGATTCATCCAGCGGGGTCGAAGAGGTTCTGGTTGCCGGAACGGCAAGCACGATTACAAATAAATTTGAGTTCACCACATCAAACAATGTTCGTCCCCAGGAAATCGTCGGAAGCCTTTACGCGAAGGGGCACGGGATGGGACGGTTCCTCGTCAACGGACAGGTGGATTTATATTTTGAAAACAGCACAGAATTGGAGGCGTTTATTGACCATACATCCAGGTCGCTTCAGTTCGTTCTCGTTGACAGTGCTGGAAACAAATTCTCCTTTTACATGCCTGCGGTGAAATACACAGCAGGGAATGCACCAACAGATGCGGTTGATTCTGACATCATTGCCCCTCTCGCATTCAGTGCGATTAATGGGGGCACTTCAGAGAATTACGCATTACAAATCGATTACGTGACAGCATAATGAGTTTAGCGTCGGCATCTGTAATCCTGACTAACAACAGGCGAGACAGAGGGACTTTATTGAAGGTAAAGACTCTCGCAGCTGCCGTCGCTAGTTCAACCCAGATAGACCTAAGCTGGGACGCCCCGATTCAATTCAAAACCGTTGATGAATACTTTATTCGATACGGTATTTCTGGCAGTGATTTCACTGATGAAGCTGTCGATGCTGCTCCATCTACGGGGGTTTCAATTACTGGATTAACGACGGCGACGCATTATATTTTCGGAGTAAGGACAAGGACAGGGGGACGGTTGGGACCTTGGTCGTTTACTTCTGCTACGACATCCTAGGAAACATCAAACCAAACAAACCAATATGGCACTTGAATTAAGCACAATTCGAATTAATGATTCATCTCGCGACCAAGGCGTCTGGATGGACCTCGGCGAAGGGGCAAAGGTTAAAATAAGATCAGTCAGGTCGGATCAATTCCAAGACAAACTTGAGGAGCTTCAGCGTCCGCATAAAAAGCGGATCAGGAGAGGAACTCTTCCGAAAGCAGAGCAGGAGGCACTCGCTGCAAAGTTATTTGCTATGGCAGTGATAGTCGACTGGAAGGGAATCACGGAGGAAGGGAAGCCGTTTAAATACAATACCTCAAATGCTGAAAGGCTGATGAGAGAGTATGTCAAGATGGCGGATTGGGTCACGGACTTTGCCAAGGATGACGACAATTTCATTGACGCCAGTCAGGAGGAGGCGATCGACGAGCTAAAAAAGTAATTCAATGGGAATGCGAGAATAGNGGGGAACGCATTTCAGCTTTACTCGAAATAGAGAAACAACGAGGGGTCGCCATCAAGACGTTAGATGATGCCCCAGAGGTCCCAGAAAGCGTCCAATGGATTCATACAGCATTCTGGCTTCTTAATGTATCAAGACCCGCAGGGATGTCGGTTGGCTACATCCCCATGAGTGAGATAGAGGCTTACGTCAATTTGTTTGGGATTAAAAGGAAGGTTCTTTTTGTAACTGTCATCCGTGAGTTGGATCAGATATTCATGGACAGGCAGAATAAAAAAGCTGATAATCCAAAGCATAATGGCACAGATCGCAAGACTTAATATCCTCGTAAATGCTGCTCAAGCAGTGCAACAAACGAGTAAATTAAGGGGCAATTTAAACAGAGTTGGGACCGCAGCGGACAGATCAACAAGAAAGGCCACTACAGGATTCAAGAGACTGGGACGTGCACTGTTTTCCCTNAAGGGGTTAATTGCGGGTGTAGGGTTTGCTGCAATGGCCAAATCGATTTTAGATGCGAGATTGAATCTGGACAGAATGACGATTGCCCTTGGTGCTGTTTTCGGATCCGCTAAGGCTGCAGGGCGGGAGCTTGCCGAGATTAGAGCAACAGGAGACCTCCTTGGATTGACATATAATTCACTCACGAAATCCTTTATTGGACTGAGTGCTGCGGCGAAAGGAACTGTCCTGGAAGGGAAACAGGTAAAGGATCTATTCCTCGCGATGTCCAAAGCTGCTACGGCCTTGCAGTTGAGTGCTGCTGATACTAAGGGGTCAATCCTCGCCCTTCAACAGATTATGTCGAAGGGGAAGCTCTCTGCGGAGGAATTAAGACAACAATTAGGTGAACGTCTCCCGGGTGCATTTCAAATAGCGTCTCGTGCGATGGGAGTGACTACGGCTGAACTGGACAAGATGTTAGTTAAGGGAGAAATCCTTTCTGAAGATTTCATTCCTAAATTCACTGCGGAATTAGAGAAGGCTTTTGGGTCAGCCGCCCTTGAGGGAGCGAAAAGCTTGAACGCTGAAATCAGCAGGCTTGTTAATGCGTTCACTGTTTTAAAAGAGGAACTGTCTTCTGGGGAGCCATCGGTTCTGTTTCAGGAAATAGTCAGGGATCTAACTGAAGGACTTAAAAAGGCGAGAGTGGAGGTTCCTGCTTTCGTAAAAACTGTCCTTGATCTCGCTGACTCTCTTCTTGCGATTTTTGAACGGCTCAAACAGGGGGTAAAGGCTCTCTCGAAATTATGGACGGCCTTCTTCGTAGACGCCTTTGGGGCAGGGCTTAAAACGGCAGTACTTCTCGCTAAATCAGCTTTTGGAACGATTGGTGAAATTATTCTTTCTAAGATAAAGGACTGGACTGAATTATTGAGGAACTTTGCTTTAACGATAAACGGGGTGGGGCTTTTTCAGATCCCAACTGACCCGCTTGATGATTTAATCGTCAAGACTAAGAAGCTAATGGATACCTTCAAGGATCAGAAATCGTTTTCTGCAATTTTGAAGGATCGAATTGATGGGATCGCCGCAAATGAAAGAAAGAATCTAGATGATCTTCTGAAAATAGCAGAGGATCTGGATATTGCTTTAGCTAAGATAGAAGCAAGGAAATCGGCAAGGGCAGACGCCTTTAATCCTGAAAGGTTCGTGCAGCCTGAAAATCTTGATTTGGGATTCGGGCAAGAAGTGCCTACATTTCCTTTAGTGGCTCCAACCGATCAAAAGGAGAAAAACAACCCGTTTGCTTCATTCAGAGAGGGATTCGATACATTTGTTGATGAAATGGACAGCCTTGACGATATAATCTCGGACACTATGGAGTCCGCAGCGAGGTCGATAGAGGATAATGTTGTCGAGGGCCTTTCATCAATGATAGACGGCACTAAATCGGTCGGAGAAGCATTCAGGGACATGACTGCAGGGATAATTCAGGACCTAATAAGGATAAGTACGAGAATGGCAATTATGGGATTGATTTCAAATATCGCTTCCGCCGCCGCCAATGCAGGAACAGCTGCAGCAAACTCAGGAGGAAACTCGTCAGGATTAACAGGAGAAGGCGTAAGGGGTGGATTTAGTCCTGCGCCATCTACGGTCACAGGTTTAGCCTCTGGCGGCTCTCCTGGGTTCTCTGGCACTGTCGCATCCTCCAGGTTCAGAAACGCGCCACGGTTCGCAACCGGGGGCATAGTTAGCGGGGACGAGGTCCCTATAGTAGCTCATCGTGGGGAAACGGTGTTCACGCCAGAACAAATGAGTGCATTAGGAGATGCTATCGGAGGGTCAACCCGACAAAACCAAACCAAGGTTGAGGTCGTGAACGTGTCTGATCCGAGCGAAATAGATCAACGGATAGCAGGAAATCCGCAGTTAATTTTAAACGTGCTTCAACGCAATTCCAGAGCCTTGAAGAGAATTGTAGGTAAATAATGGCCATCCCGTATACCGGAGACGGGAACGTCTCATACATAATCAATGAGCCTGATTGGTCGAGTCCTGTTCAGGTTCGAATTCGGTGGGAAACGGGAGTCGTAGTCAACAGGGATGATTCTGAACAGAGGTCGCGCCGTCAAAGGTTTCCAAGATTCCAGATGGACTACATTCTTTCAGAATTAGATGCTGATGCGTTTTCAATCCGAAGAGCTAACCAGATAACAGAGTTGTCCAGATTGTCAGTCGCTCCGATTTGGCCTTTTCTTATGCCTACTCCGGGATCTGTTAATATGGGAACAGGTATTATTATATGGACCTCGAATTGGGACGTGGATAGTTCAAATTCCAGAGGACAGGCTTTCGGATTTAAGGTTGGCGGTTATTTATTCATGCAGGAATCCGGGCAGGCAGATGCGTTTTACGGACCGATTACCACGATAGATACAACCGGTGGGCAACTTAGAATTGTTTTTCCAACCACGACTGTTTTCTCCGATGGAGGAACAACTGTTTATACCACCGCAGCAAATATATTTCCCTGCATTGCGGGAGTGCGTGATTCAGATTCTGGCGTATTCAATCAGGACAGATTAGGATTCCACGAGGAATTCATATCAATACAGGAGGTTTAATATGTCGACCACTCTAGAAAGTCTTAAGGTTCTCGATTTCATGATGCCTGATTTCGTAAATAAGCCACAAGTGGTATCAAGGGGGGTCATCTCAAGGATGGCAGCGAACCCCTGGGTTGCTGCGAATATCGGGTTTGCTTCAAAGTATCCAAGGCATGCCTTGAATTTCACCTTTAAATTCTCCGACACTGATCTGTCGAGCAGCGGAAACCTTCATAAGATGATCGATTTCTTTGATGACCATTCCGGACGTCATAAATCATTCTGGATTCCAAGTTATATAGAGGAGCTAAGTCCTGCGAGCGATGCGGTAGTCACAACGCTGGATATAAAACAGGTGGGGTATGATGCGGTTTACCTGCAGGCCACAAGTGAGGTAACAAGGCTTGGAAATTATGTTTTTTTGTTAGACAGAGATGGAACAGTTAATTACAGAAAGGTGACTTCTGCGACATCAGGAGGAGACCCGGAAATATTATCATTCAGTACATCACTTTCCACATCTTTCACGCAGGGGCAATTCATATTAGGGTTCCTATACCATGTGAGATTTAATACGGATGAGCTGGTGATTGACTATCACAAGAATGGGGTTGCATCGACCGATTTGAGTTTCATAGAGGTCTATGATGTAACCTCGGAAGCGGACGCATAATGGCCATTACAGCATACAGCAGAACGAAGTTTTACCCTGATACGGTTGGGCGATGTTGGGGTCCATGTGATACGGAGTCTGAAACAACTCTCCCTGATAAACCATTTCAGGTTAGGTGGTTTGTTTTCTCAGACCCAGAAAGCCCAGGATTAACACTAAAGCAGGTAGGCGACCTGGATATCGCTGCTCCTTGGATTCCAACCACTGAAGGGCAGGCTCCTGATAATTCCCTGATTGCGGAAGAGTGGATAAGGTATTGCAAACTTGCGATTGATTTTCGCGGCAACGAGGTGATTGCAGGATGGGAGAATAAAGGAGGGGTAGATACGGTCAAACTATGGTGGACCACCTCCGGGAGCGTCGAGACACTGACAACATGGACAGGGCAGAGCCCGTTGCCGTTTTATAATGGGTTGCTCACCCGGGATGCAGCGAGAGAGGTGGTGGTTTTTTACCTGAAGACCGGAACCGATGCCACAAAGATTTACATGCGGCGTGAGTCCGAGAGTTTTGCAGTGGAGAATGAAATTCAAACTGGACTGAATCGTAATTTCACGAAACTTCTTGAGGTCGATACCGGAGCATCAAAGAGCACAAGGACAACCCTGTCTATATGGGCTCAGGATGAGGATGGGCAGGTTATAGAGTTGCAATCTTCCGGGTATAGCGGGCAGCAAAGCTCGACTAATGTTTGGTATACGCCGGATTGTGGGGTGCATAGCGATGTGTCCGGTTTGACATCTCATTTGCAGGACATGCGGATCGTAAAATTACCATCCGGGATCTCATTGATTGAAGACTGGTTTGCATACGATTTACAAAACCCTGTTGCGAATTCATTGAATGGAGGGGCTGGAGAGTGGGGTGGCCCTTGGGTATTTGCAGGCACAACGACTCCGAGCGTCCTGACATCAAAGGTAAATGGAGCATCAACCGAGGTGTCCAAGTGTGTTAAAAATGTCCGATATGGAGATGGCTAGATTACATGGCATAGCCGCAGCCTCTTGGGACACGATGAGGATTGGGGTAAGGCTTCGAATGGTTGGGCCGGAGGGAACAAACCCAAACGGATTAAATCTAGGATTATTCCTATGTAATGGGACGGCCAATATTTACCCTTCTGTTTCAGTGAACCATGCGATGGGAATAGAAATAACGCCTGGGCAATTTCAGGAGGGGATCGACACGAACGACAATAAGCATCGTTATAACGGGAGCGGAACNCCTTACATGCAGTTCTTTGCACAGGTAGGGGCCGTGCGGGCTCCGGTGAATANNAATACAACTCAATTTTTAAGGTTCGCGAAAAACAACCCATTCGATCCGAATGATAATTGGACCAGTTTGTTAATAGTTGAGTTCACTAAATTAACNAAGACGGGGAATCTCGGGACATCATTTAGTGCAGATTCTATTTATGATAAAGGNTCAGTAAATGGCGTGAGGGATTCAGTCACGAGGGAGGTCGTCAGTGCTGCTCTTCAGGAGACGACTATGGCGTCCGCACTGACATACATTCAGGCCAATTCGAACGGATCTTATACTCGTTACACGGATGCTCTTTTGGATAACGGAAGTGTCGGTGTGGATGAGTCAACAAATGGCGAATTTACAGCAGTTGGAATGAGGTGGGATTCGGATGCAATCACGATTGATTTAATTGAAATGATGATTTACGCAATATGAATTTTAAAAGCACAGTTTTAATGAGTGGGCGATTCAAAACGCAGGTCATTCAAAATGGAAAGGTCGTGCGTGACAACCCTTGGGCCGGAAACCAGATAACCGATAATGGGTTGAATTTGTTAAGCACGAATTTAATTTGTGAATTATTTGAGAGTTGCCATGTCGGGACAGGAATTCCTGTTTTGAAGGAAAGCGGAGGGACTGTGAGGTTATCGCAGGAACTTGGAACATATAACGTCGTGGCCTCCGTTCCGTTTTTCGATGGAACCGATCATGGCAATTCACGCATCAAATGGGATTCCGGTGAGGAGGCTAAAATAACGGCCGTCCCTGACAACACTGGATTCAATGCCACAACCAATATTGACCAAGAGGTTGCAGAGGGACAATTCAGTTTGCATTATGTGAATGTAGACACGATCACGACACACGACAAAATTCATTCCTCCTACGCAAGCACAGGGAACGGAACTACATTATCAGGGAATGTCCTGACATTTGCCAGGGCGTATGACTTCGCTGCCGAAACGGGAAACAAAATCATCACGGAGATTGGATTAAATGAATTCCAGGCAGCAGGTCAGAATTTATTCGCGAGGCATAAATTGGAAAAATCGGTCACATTAGTTAGTGGCCAGAGCATCAGGGTCCTGTATGAATTAAAGTTGACGCTCAATCAAATTACGCCCGAGACAAGGGCCATGAGTTCAATAGGATATATCCCGAGAACAAACAGCCTTAATGGAGTAGAGTTATGGCAAACCCTCCACCTCTCTGCTGTATCCTCAACTGGATTAACTACCGACACGGGAACCGAAGGGCTTGGAGGAACTGCTGGGTCTACCCTCATGGAGCCATCAACGGCAGATGGGGCGAGCGGACCTTTTGTTTTTTTGTCTTCCGATAGCCAAGCCCATAATGCTTTTGGAGTCAATGGGCCAGACAGGTCTATCGGGACAACTTATATTGAGTTACAGTCTGTTAGTGAGTCTGTTTTTATTAACACGTTCAACGTCGCAAGAAACGCAATGTTCGATATCAATGACGGAAATGCGACAGACATAAGATCAATCGGCGTCGGGTCGAGCGCAACAGGGGACGCAGGGGATGCTGGGAACCAAACCATTGTTTTCTTGTTTGACTCAGTTCAGGCCAAAACCAATGATGAAGCAGTTACATATTCCTTTTTGACCGAGTGGACCAGACAACTGATAAATTGAGATGCCACAAACGCAACCATCAACCCTAAGAACGAAGGAGCGCAGGGAACAGACAGATCCCGTATTCTTCTACATCTTTGACAAAGGAGGGACTTTATACCACCTCGCTTCTTATTCCGAAGACATCTCGATAACCTCGCTTCCTGCGGCGTTAGGATCAGATCCACAGGTGTTCACGTCAGCACAAATAGCACACGACAGGGTTGAACAGGAGGCGTTTTCTTTCTCCCCAGAAATAGCAATTTCCGTCGGCATTAAAGACAACTCGTTCGCTGACGAGTTGGTAAAACATTTCATCGTCCCTCAAAGCGATATAATCGAAGCCACCATTTTCAGGACAAACCATGAGAATGTTCACGGGAGCACTGCACTTGATTTCGTGACTGACGGGTATGTGTTTTTTAAGGGGCAGAAATCAAGCGTCTCAATCAAAGACAGAACCATTACTGTAGCGGTTAAATCGTTGGCAAGGTCAGAGAAAAGAAACCTGCCACGCATGTTTTACCAGACGACATGCAATTATAATTTAGGGGATGCCTTCTGCACCGTTAATATAGATTCTGTAGCCAACAAGCTGGCGACTACAGTCACATCGATAGACAGAACAAAGAAAAGCGTTGTTATAGCTGACACCCTTATTAACGGAGTGGCTATAACAGAAAGCACATTTCAGGCCGGACTTTTAAGGGAACTTGACGCGCCTGGGGGGAACGTCATATCGACAATGGGAATCGATGCTGTCGAGGACCTGTCTCCTAATTTCAGGTTAAGATTGAATTGGATTAGTGACTCTTTAGTCGACGGCACGAATACTGATCTGGAAGTGATTCAGGGGTGCAATAAAACGACAACTGCATGCAATGATAAGTTTGCTAACCTTGCCAATTTCGGAGGAACCCCATACATCCCAGACGAGAACCCAGCACTTGAGGGAATTGAAACATGAAGGTCTGGACAAAGAAAAGAATAGCATTAGGAAGGCAATCATTGCTGGAATGGGAAGGAACCCCGCATTACAATTGTTTAAGAACTAAGGGGGTTGGGGTTGATTGCGTCAACCTAGTGTCTGCTGTCTATATTGAATCTGGAATCCTTGACGATGTAGCATTCGGCCGTTACTCGACAACTGAGGGGCAGGATGACCAATCAGGGGCTTTATTGAGAGTCCTTGCCGGGGCGGTGCATCTTAAAACCGTCAAGGGCTGGAGAGATGATATCAATATTTTAGAATTCGGAGACATTGCGGTTTTTAGAACAAGGCCATACTCTGCACACATGGCAATTTACGACGGAGAATTTCTTTGGCACTCGATCGGGCAAAGAGCTGTGCTTAAAACCCCGATGAGTGATTGGGAACACAGGATTTCATCGTTTCACCGAGTGACAAAATTGGGATGGAAAAACAATCCCGGAAACCTATTGAGGAAATATTCTAAATGAGTGCCCAACAGGGAATATCAGGAGGAACCATAGTTATAGGAATTGCTCTGCTTTTTAATCCTGCAACATTTGCTGCCGGGATAGGTTTAATAATTTCAGGAACATTAGGTCTCGCGTCTTCGATTATATTCAGGCCGAAATACGACACCCCAGAAAGCGCAAAAGCACAGGAATTAAATCTTTCTACGGCGTCAGCAGGTTTCCCAATTCCTATCGTATTTGGGAAGTATAAGATGACAGGGAATTTCATGCATCTTGACCCTGCACAGATGGACGTTACGGAGGTTTTCGGAGAGGCAGCCGATGGTGGAAAAGGAGGAGGGTCTAAGCCTAGAGCTCCTGTAATCGGTCACGATTACTCTATGGTTTGGGAGGTCGGACTCTGCATGGGACCCATCGACGGGGTTGGGCAGGTTGAATCTAATCCTGGGTCCACAGAAATGCGGAATGAACTTGGCACGAAAGCCACAGGATCATTGACTGCTGACGAAAACTGGTTGGCAGCCGAAAACGAAACCATCACTATTGGTTCCGTAACATATAGGTTTAGGTCCAACCCCACCTCAGCGAACGACGTGTGGAGGGGTTTTCTTGGGGGATCAATCATTGCTCTAAGAGCTGCTATAAATGCTGATGAGGCAGACAAGGGGTTACTGTATCATTCCTCAACGGTTCAAAACCCTGATGTTCTTGCGTTTAAGCCTCAGAATAACAGAGTGACGGATTTAGACACAATGACGGTTGAAGCTAGATTATCTGGAACTGCTGGGAACTCCATTGTGACCACTGAGGCCGTATCCGACACAAGCGTTGTTTGGGCAAACGGGACGATGACCGGAGGATCCGATTCTGGAGAAATTCTTGATTCATTCAGTGGTGATTATTTGGACTTGTCTTTGTCTGGAAACTTCGACAGTGGAACGGCGAGGATTTACCAAGGGAATTCCACACAAACGAGAGTTTCGACCGGTGACCCTTACCAGAGCCTTGGAATGAATTACAGGAATATCTGCTGGGTCCTGTTCGGAGTCTCCGGTGGGTTTCTAATGGGGCGTCAAGCAATCCCTAAATCCTATTCTTTCATAATTTACAGATTACCTAAGCCGATAAGGGATGATAATACAACGGTGACAGGAATTAAAACAAGGGGGAGTTTGACCGCATCCCATGCTAATTATAATTCAGCGAATCCAGCTGCTGTTATCTATGAGTCGATGACTAATAAGCTATGGGGGGCGGGTTTATCTTCTGATGACATCGACGAGGCGAGCTTCATTACAGAGAGCGTGTTTTTCGAGTCCCGTGACATTGGTGTTGATTTTTCCGTCAAGGAACAAGACTCTCTCGAAAACTTTTTAGATGGGATATTCACTCAACTCAAATCCACAATCGTATGGGACGGGCAGACGTACAAACTGAAATGTTTGATGAACCCAGCCACCACGCATGGGACATTAAATACTGTTCGCAAATCAGAGATATCTGATCTTGAGTTTTCAAGGGCTGATTGGACAACGACAATCAATGAAATCCGAGCCGAGTTCGTAGATGAACTAAGGGGGTATCGCGGCAATCTTGCGGAGGTGAAGGATATGGGGAACATTGCTCAACAGGGAGGGAGGATAACCACTCAAAGGATATCACTGAACGTTTTCACGGATTACAACACCGCTCGCAGGATGGCGTACAGAATATTGCAGGATTCCTCCTATCCTCTTGCGACTATCAAATTCTCCATAAATAGATTCAAATCTCAATTAGAAATTGGAGACGCAATCCGTTTTATATGGGATGAATTTAATTCCGCCTCCGTCACTGGTTACTATGTTGTAACGAACAGATCTGGGGACGATTCCGGGTCTGAAATGATCGCAATAGAGGCGATGGAAGACATTAACCTTCCGTCTGTTTCAGGGGAGGAACTTTCCGTGACAGTTCCAGACGCGCAGGCGTGGGAACATATAGATGATCTAGTATTAACACAGGTCGGGCTCGCCCCAGACATCCCGCTCGAAGAGGCTGAGCTTTACCCAATTAAACCATTCGAGTTCCCTCCTATAGCAACTACAGGAGCGAGGAGCAATGTCGTTATATTGGCACAGAAAACATCACGTTCTGTGTCCACTATCCAATACATGGCTCGAAGAGTAGGCAAGAGTTTAAGGGAGGTTGGGACCCAGGCTTCTTTTGCGATAACGGCATCGATTAAATCTGATTTTACTGATTTGAGTCGATTAAATAGAACGTCCGCTGGGTTCAATTTCCAATTAACAAACCCAACTCAGGATGAAGCCACAATGCTGGCGACTTACAATAAGGTGGCCGATTCATCTGGAGACATGGAGGCTGTCGTTGCTGAGGATGAGGATTTCTTGGTGGTGGGTGAGGAGATGATGCAGGTTGGATTAGTAGTGAAAATAGCAACCAATCATTATAGAGCGACAAACATATTGCGTGGATTATTTGATACCAAAATCAAGCCTTACACGGTAGGGGAANAGTTATTCTTTGNTCCGGGAGCGATGCACGAAGGTATCCAGTTAGGTGGAAAGAAGAATCAGGAAAAACGATTTCGTGGATACCCTGTGGGATCAACAGGAAGGGTTGCTGTTGTAGGAACCGATGCATTTATTTCCCATTCTGGGAACTATTTAGCGACGCTCGCTATGGACAAGAGGTATATGTTCTGGGGGTTGCGACCATTGCCTCCTGTCATTAAATCGGTAACGGATGGAGGGTCGACCCTTACGTTTACTCTGCGACCACGTTGGAATAATAAGGGGGCAGGAATGCGCGAGGGCATTTTCGAAGATGAACTTTTAGAACTTCAGGGTAATGTTGACGGAATGTCGTTCATGTACGAACAGTTCGATGCTTCATTAAATTCACTGGAGAGAAGAAATTCATTTTCGATTGTTTCATTCACGCCTGATGAATTGAATAATCCGGACGCCGGAGTCGTGGTAACAAATACGATCACAAAGGCCACTGGAGTGAAAAGGATTTTGATCTGGAGTGGGACACAAAAATTCGCCAGTCTTGACAGGGTAGAGTACCAAGTTTAGTCTGGCTAAATGGCTGGATTGAATAGTAGCGGGCTTGAGACTCATCCTGACGGAGTGGGGAGCCTTAACTCAATAGTAAACGCTAATTGGGAACAGGTTGATGACTGGATAAACCCCGCTAATGGGTTTACAGCTTCACAGGCAACGACGGTAGTAACCGCTTCGGCTGCAATTTTCACTGACAATAATATCGGAGATGAAATTATCTTTGGATCTGGCGAGATCGCAACAATTTCTGCGGTAGGAAGCACAACCCCAATTACGACAGCTACGGTCGGAGTTTCACAAACTGTAGCCTCCGCCACTTTCAGGTTGCAGCCAGCCGCAACGGATTCCATAACGGCCTTGGTTCGCGGGTTGGTAAAGGCCACAAATGAGGGGGATGTTTTAGTAACCAATGATGGCATAAAGTGGGATGCCACAAATAAGAAATTTCTCAGTTCAGGCACGCAATTAAATTGGGGTCCACAATCCACTTCTGCCACCACATCGACNACCGCGATTGATTTATCCACAGGAGTATTTCATATNGTCACCCTGACGGCTGATTCTGAGTTGCAGTTCACGAATGCTGTTGCAGGGCAATTATATTTGATTCAGGTTGTGGAGGACGCGACGGGCGGATGGTTCGCGACGCTTCAATCGAGTTCAGCGGAAGTCGAGTCCGGAAGTTTCACACATAACACNNTGGCTTCTGAGATAACCCAGTTTTATGGAGTTGGTATTTCGACGAGTAAGATTCGCCTTTTCAGAGATCCTCACGCCTTGATTTCAGGAATGCAAGAGGCTTTAAATGTTCTCACTGAAAATGGAGGTGTTCATTTTGCAAACCAAGCTGAATTGACGATTACTACGCCCGTTGATTTCGGTTTAAATGATTTTTCACTGCAAGCGGTTGTTAAGCCTGATGCACTCCCGGCAAGTGGCGGAATTTTATTTGGAGATCATTCTACTGGAAACAATCGAATGCAATGGAAGTATTTTGCTTCAACTGGAGCCTTGGTTTTCAAAACATGGGACAATGTTGGGACTCAAGTTACATATACTTTTAATTATACAATAGAACTGGATAAAACAGTCAATTTGATTTTAGTTGTTGATCGTGATTCTAATGCCTCTTTATATAAAGACGGCATATTGATTGATGCACTTGATGTATCTGGTGGTTCTACTATTGATCTAGGATCCGGTAATTCAAATCCTTCAAAACTTGGAAGTTCGTCTAATGGTTTTGGATTCACCGGAGATATCTATAAATTCCGAGCCTTCAACCTTGCATTAACTGCTGCAGAGGTTTTGGATATTCACAAGCACGGCATTCCATTTGAAATGCAATTTGGGGAACCAAATGGCAATTTCTATACTTCAGACTTTTCAGCATCCACCGACGGATGGGGAACGGCAGGCACGGCTACAGTAGGATTCGCTTCATCAAACTTGGAAATCACTTGTGCGGCATCGGGTGTCGGCGGTTCTACCAAGACAGGTTCGCCATTTACGACGGAACTCTTAGGTAAGCTCTACCGCACTTCTTTTTCACACCGAATACAAAGGAGCAGCATAAGTGCGGCATGGAATTTTTTGAATTCCAACTCTTCTGTAAATTGGGAATTTCGTTCAGATGGAGGTGTGTTGTCACCATTTACACCAACCGGCACAGCAGCAACGCACACAGCAATTTTCAAAGTTCTTAATACTACGGGTGGGTTATATGTTAGGTCGTCCCCACAAAACAGTGAGGTTGTTGAGATAACAGCCATTAGCACAGAGCAGGTTGGGTGTATAGTGGACCTTGATTTAGGATATGGACGTGACTTGTCATACCCAGATCTCACCGATAATAACAACGATGGCGTCGGAAGCGGAGTCAGTAACCTGATTACCCGAGATGAATTCAATCGTGCCATCGCAACAAGTTCATCAACAGAGGAATTGGATCTCGGGATTGTTGGCCGCAAGGAGGTCACCGTTTCAGCCGACACTCAAATTCAGGCAGCGCAGATAGTTGAAGGAGGGTTTTACCAGATCGAGATTCTTCAGGATACAACGGGTGGAAGGTTGGTAACATTCGATTCCACAGATTTCGAATTCGAAGAGGGAGTAGAACAAATCCTGACGGGTGCGAATGAGAGGACTGTTTTTTACGGGTTAGCGATAAGTTCTACTATCGTGAGGCTGTATCGTGATCCTCACGCCTTGATTTCAAGGATGCAGTCGATGTTAAACGTGCCAGTTACGAACGGAGGCATTCATTTAGTTGATTCGACTTATGTTGATGGAACAACCCCATTAGATTTCGGGCTGAATGATTTTTCGATTCAATTTATCGGCAGTAAAACTGAAATGAATACGGGTAGTGATATCGTTTTGCGTACCCATAACACCGGTAATAATTACCTTCAGTTGCAATTAACGACGGCCCAAGCCTTAAGGCTGGTATTTTACACAACGTTCGATGTCTCAGTGACGTTCCCAAATTACGTTTACCCAACGGACGGGATTTCACGGGATGCTCTAGTAACATTAGATAGGGACGGAGATGCTAATCTCTATATTGATGG